TTCTTGGATAATTTTTTCTAATTGTTTCATACTTATAAATATTACTTGCTTTTACTAATTCTCAAAGATAGTGGTAATAATTTTCCTTGAGTATTTCTTATGTTTATCATATATTGTGAAGGTCCAAAAGTTGGACTATCTGTATCTACTTTTAAAGATAATATTTTAGTAGTAGGGCCAGGGTATTTGACTTCAACATTTGTTACTTTACCTATAGCGTCATAAGCATCTTCTGGGGTTAATATAGGAGTAACTTTTATTTCTCCTGGTTTGGTTTCTCTAACATAATAATATCCATATCCAATAGATGAAGCTAAAAGTTTAATGAAAGATTCATTGTCTATTTTAGTTGAAGTCCAACTATCAGATCCACCTTCTTTAGTGATATAGCTATTTAAGCCATCAGCTAAGCGTTGAGGATCAATATTAAACATATTAAATAACAAATCTATACTAGGAGAAGATCCTTTTTTAGATTCATTATATACTACTTTATCACCATCAAATGTTATGAATGGAACATTAGGGCCACTATATAATCCACTTCCTTGTTTGTTTTTTAGTGAAACATAATATTTTTTTCCACCATAATTAATAGTCATATCTGATATAGTAGATCCTATATCTTTAGGTCCTTCTAAAGATAAATCTCGTTTTGTATCTGTAGCACCGGCAAATGTAATATCATCTGATGAAAGTTTAGTATTGTCTATTCCTAATTTAGAATACAAATCTTTTAAATCATTAGGTAGAGTTGAATTTGGATCACCTGCAGATGCTTTAGCTCTGCTTATGAAATCTTGTTCATATTTTTCTCCTGCATTTCCCCCTCCACTTAAGATAATTCTGACAGGGCCAAAATTATCTGTATCAAATTCATACATATCAAATTTGCTAGATGGGTTAGGATCTGCTTTAGGGCCATAAATTTTTATATTATCTGCTCCTAAAATATCCTTAAATAAAAGTTGTACTTTTTCAGGATCAACTTTGTTTGGATTTCCTAAACGGTTAGCATCACTTTGGATTTTAAATCCATATGATGAATCAACATTATCTAAAAAATAAGGTATTGCTTTTTTTGTGTTTGAAGATATTTCTCTATCTGAAACTTCAGAAATTAAAATTTCATTTGAAACAGGTGTTTCTTTAAGATTAATACCTAATTTAGATAATTCATTTTCTAAGATTAAAATATCCTGATTGTTATTTAGATCAGGATATCCTTTTGGAAATTTATATGCTATATTATGTAAAAACTTTGATAAAATATCCATTATGCTGTTTCTTCTGGTGTTGGTGGTTCTTCAATTGGTGGTTCGTCAACAGTTAAATCTATATTATCACTAGTTGCGTTTTCATCTATATCTTTTTTAGCTCCATATCTCAATATACGAGCAATAGCTTCAGCGGCACGCTGTTCTTCAGGAAGATTCAAAAGATAGTATTTTTTACCTTCAACTTGAGCTATCCAACTTTTTGGACTCCAAATTAAATAAAAATCTTGATTATTTTTTAAATTAATTCTAAATGTAGTAGGTCTAGGAGCAACCCAGTCTATTGAGGATAAAAATGAATCGAAATCTGAAGTAAGTAAATCGATAATAACAGCCTTAAGTTCAGGAAACTTAGTTAATTCATCATACTCCACCGCAGCATTTTCAGCTTTTTGTTTATTGCTGTATACTTGGGGGACTAGTAATCTGATTTTTTCTCTTAACTCGGCTGCGGTCATCTGTTAGATATATTATTTTGAAGTATTATCTTTTAATTCTTTAGCTATAATTTCAGCTACTTTTTTAGCTTTTTCTGTTGCAATAGCATACATTGCAGGTTTAGGACCTTTAAAATCCTTTTTCATAGCCATTACTATTTCTTCTTTCTTCTTTTTTTCAGCAGATGTAAGTTTTTTTTCACCTAAGTTTGGAAGAGAATTTCCAGTGTTTGGGCCTTTGATTGTAAATCTTATACGTGGGAACCATTTTCTATCATCATCAACGTCATAATCTGGGTATGATTGTTTTCTGTCTACTACAAAATTATTTCCTTCTAAATAGTTTATTACACTATTAAAAGTGTTTTGATTTACATCATCATCAATTTCAAATTTAACTTCACCATTATTTCCATGTACTGAAACTTTAGGGTTTATTCTAGAGAAAGCTCGAGTTAATTCTCCTTGTAGGTTACTTTGATTAATTTCTTCATTCATTGTATTTCCTACACCTACCATAGCATCAATTTGAGGTTCTTTAAGTTCAAATTCAAGATAATGTTTAGCACTACTTATCATATTTTTAGCAGTATTAATTTTATTTTGCCACCAAGCTGGGAAATCAACTTCACCTTTACCTTCAAATTGATCCATTGTTTGGTAAAGTTCCATAGCATATTTTCCAATTTTATACAAATCAGCTTTAAGCATATGTGGTTCATCATCTTCATGCCCTAAATCAAGATCTTCTTTTATTGACATATTTTCAGGAGCATATTCATTATAAAGGCTTTTAGCATCCTCCCCAAATCCTAAATTTTCAAGATTTCTCATTAATCCATCAATTTCTCTTTTTTCATTACGGCCACGATCATATGCTCTAGGATCATCTGACATCATATAATACCAATCGTGAGATTTTAATGCTGATTCAAATTCATCTAGTAAATTCACCATTTTAGATAATTCCATTTCGCCTCCGATTCTATCTGCTCTTACTTCAACATCTTGTTCTTTCAATGGTTTGGTTAAAGCCTTTTTAACCATTTCTTTAAGTTTGTTATTTTCCATTTCTTGATTTTGTCTTAAATTTTCTATTTTTTTTAATGCTTTTTTAACAGCGTTACCCTGTATTACCTTTTCAGCATCTTTGCCGTATTTTGAAACCAGGGCACGTTTGTTAGCAAGCATACCTTGTTTTACCGATTCAACCTCTTGATCAAATATTTTTTTTTCTTCTGGGGTGAATAATGGCATGTGTTATTTATTTTTTATCTTCAGCTGTAGATGCTTTTTTATATTCAGCCATTAATTTCTTAATTTCGCCTGATACTTTTCTAGCTCTACCGTGTGCTGCTTTTGATGTTTTGTAATGTTCTTCTTTTAAAGTTTCTAGTAATTCTACTACTTTGTCTAAAATTTCTTGTGAGTTCATAATTTTTATTTTTTATAGTTTTTATTTAATAATACCTGCAATTCTTTTCATGCGGGTAGTTTCGTATAATTCAATTTCTTCTAAACTTGCATCTTTTTGTTCTCCTCCTACAATGTGGGCTCTTGTAAAGAATGTAATAGTGTTTCCTATTTGATCTGTAAGTTTATCATCTCCTAAAGTTCTAGCTGCTGCTTGAGCTTGTGTTAAAGCATCTTGAACCGCTTTTACATTTGGGTTTACTTGATCTGTAGTGATATCTACTGTTGTTTCTGTTTCTTCAGCTGGGGCTTCTTCAGCTGGTATTTCATCTGTTATATCATCTACTGTGATTTCTTCTTCAGCGTCTTTTTTCTTTTTAGCTTCGTCTAGGTTATCATTATAGTCTACCATGTATTCATCCATCATAGCCTTTTTAATTCTTTCTTTTATTTCAGATTTTTTCATCTTAGATTTATTTATAAATATGTTATTTTTTTCGTTTAATTCCTTTCCCGTTTAACACAGATTTTATCATTTCTTGAATAGGTGTACTTTCAGTTGTACCTACAATTTCATTATAATCATCCATTTGTAAGATGCCTCTTTCTTTACCTAATGTAATTGCTTTTTCAGTAACATCATGTAAATCCATATCTTCTTTAGCATCTTCTCTAGCATACTCTAACATGCGTATAAATAAAGGAACATCCATTGTAATTGTGTCAACGGCATCTTCTTGTTCATTTAAAGGTTTAGAGAAAAATTCTTGTATTTTTTTAATATCTTTCATGTTGGTGTTTATATTTTATAAATATGTGCTATTTCTTGAGGCTTTCAAGGTATTCAATTGATTCGTCTAGTGATTGTTTTACCTTTTCTTTATCTAAATCACCTACCCATCTTTCTACATCACCATTTTCTGTTACAAATGAATTATTTGATAGGGTAAGTTCATCTTCTACCCATGATTTTAAATTAGAGATATAACCATCTATTTCAGCATTCTGGATAGCAGTTTGATATTCTTCCCATTTTCCTGTACGTCTAAGTTCAGTTTCAAATTCAATAACACAATCAAAACATTTCTGATGTATAAGATAATATTCTTTATCGAATGTCTTTTTCATCATGTTTTTACATGATGGGCAAAACATAGGCATAACATGGGCTTGTTTTGCTTTATCTAGTTTTGTTATGTTTTGTTTAATACCATCTTTGATAGTCCACTTTCTACCATCTTCTTCCCATACATCACCTTCTTTGTGAAACTCTTGTTTTTTAGAATAACCTACACTTTGAATGGTTTTATCACCGTATTTACCTTGGACAAGGTTACGGACACGTTGTACATCATTTTTTGAAAACTCTTTTTTTAAAACGTTATCTTTCATATTATAAACCTAATTCTTTTAATTTTTTTATAGTTGAAGCAGCATCTGTATGTAATATACCTACTCCACCTGCACTTTTCCACTGTTCTATATTTTTTTCTCTATCATCTATTAATATAGAGTTTGGTGAAGCAAATTCTTGTTTTTTATCTGCTGATTTTAAAATCAATTTAACCCCAGGTAATTCTCTTTTTACCCATACTCTTTTTCCCATTTTTGAAGCTTCTTCTCTAGATGGAGCTGATAATAGTTCGGGGTTGTATTTTTTAACATAATCCCATAATTGTTTTCCATCAGGCATCCAGTTAAGTGTTATCCACCATTTAGCTCCAGCTTTTGAAATTGGTTTCCAAAAAAATTCAGGTCCTTTTTCATCTGCTGCTCTAGTTGTCATACCTGTTAGTTTTTCATACCCGCCATCAAAGTCTACTAGTACACCATCCATGTCAACATATATCTTATATTTTGGATCTTCTTGTTCTTGTAGTCCACGAGCTAGTTCTAAAGCATATGCTGTAATGCCAAATGGGTCTTTATTCTTTTTTTCTTGCATTTTGTCTGTCCAATTTCTGAAAGTCATAGTGCCTTTTAAATTGGCTTCTGCTTCTAAATCATTTAAACGATCATCTTCTTGTGTATTTGTTGTAGTGATATCACCTAATCTACCTTCTACATTTTGCATGTGATGGATCATTTCATGTGCAAATGATCTTACAATATCTTTAGGGTGACGTCCTTCTGTGTATAAAACAATAGACATTGATTGTGGTTCATAATATGCTGTTTTACCAAAAAAATCTTTAGCATTTGAAACATCACTATGTTTGAATATAACTTTAGGAAGCGGAATAACGTTCATTCCCTTTCTAATCATATCTTTTGTCAATTCTTTGATATATTGCTTATAATCGATGTCTTTCGCGTATGATGCGTTTTCACTTATTAGTTCAGGAACCAATAAAGTGTATACTCTTTCTTTTTCAACAGGAGATAAAACACTAGGAATATATTTAAAAAATTCATCTCTAGATTGAAATAAAGCTTTTCTAGCATTTGTTCCACTTATACCTGAATCTGGTGTAGTGATGATTTTAACTTCAATGTTAGGGTATTTTTCTTTAACTGATTTTGTTCTTGAAGTTATATCTGTTTGGTCATCTTCATTTCCTTCTCTTGCCCCTAAAATAAAATATATTTTTTCTTCGGGATGATCTTTAGCATATTTAAATATATCTCCTATTGGTGCTTTTACAGATTCAACTGATACTTTAGATGGGAGATGTTTTTTATATATATTCCACACTAACACAGATTCAGCTTGATCTACTTTGTCTCTTTCACCACTTCCAACATATATTAAAAGTTCATCCATTTCAGGGAACTGTTTTAAAGCTTGTTGTACTACTTCAAAATGTCCTTTTGTAGGTGGTTTAAAACCGCCACCATATATTCCGATAATTTTAGATCCGTTTTCCACTATTTTGTAAATCTTCTTAATTTGTTAGGTAATTCCTTTGCATCTATAACATTTGATTCTAGATCAGATTGTACTTTATCAAAAGTATTTGCTATTTTATCTATATTATCTTCTAGTGTTTTTAAAGTTTTTTCTCTAGATTTTTCTCTTTTAGCAAGTTCTTCAGGTGATATGCCAGTATCGTCTTTTCTGTATGTAGATTGAAATTCACCTGTGGATAGTAAATCGTTAAAATATTCTTTTAATTTTCCACTATTATATGCGTTTTCAAATTCTTGTATTGCCTTATCTTCTTCAGGAGATGAAGGTGTTTTAACCAATATAAAATTATCTCCGAATATTTGTTTATATTCGTTTATTAGATTGTAAACATTACCCCATGTACCTAAAACACCTACTGCAGGTACTTTACGTTCTCTTTTATAGTTTCTCAAAAAAGAAACAATTGGATGAGCGTAAACCATTATCATCATAACATCATACCCATTTGATTTTAAATTATCTATAATAGGAGTTACAGTAGATAAAGTTGAAGCGGTTGTATCATATATCAAATTTTCTTTGTTTGATATAGCTTGAGGTAAATCTTGTTTTTTAATTTGAGAAGTAGCGCCTGCTAAGTTACCATATAAAGGAGAATCTTTATCTTCTACATAATTATCTACATTCAGATTTTTAAAATTTTTTAAGATAGATTCTACTGATTTTAATATAGTGGATTTTCCTACAGATGCACCTCCAGCCATAATAATAGCTTTAGGTTTACTTTGAATTTCTTTAAGTAAAGGGATTAATTTTATCATATGTGATAAATATTATAGTTTTCTCTTTACTTTAGTTTTAAATTCAGTAAAGATTGGAGCGTGGGTTGGGTTTTCTAGATCAAACAATTTTTTTACTGTTTTGAATATATCAAGATTTTCTTCAAACGATCTTTCTGATTCAACCATTTCCCATCCTTTACCTTGCATTTTATCTTTGGATGCTTTTCTTTTAGATGATTTCAACCACAAGATACCATATCTGTCTACTTTTTTACCATAACACTCTTCATAACATTTTCCATAAATGGCTGTTTGAAGTTCGTATGTTGGTTGAATGTGATTTGATGTTTTAAAATCTATTAACCATAATTCACCGTTAATTTCAACTATCAAGTCACACGTACCAGCTACTTTAATTTCATCTGAAAATAAATGTACTTCAGCTTCTATTAATGTTGGGTTATATGTTTCCCAGAAGTCAACAAAACGTAAAAACATTTGCCATACATCTGGGTTATATAATGGTTTACCTATTGGGGATAGGAAGTTTAATTCTTCTCCTTCTAGATATTGTTCGATCATTTCATGTACTTGAGTACCTTCTTCTCCTGCTTTTCTGACAATATGTTCGGAAGCATATCCTACTTTTTTTAACCAATCTTCAAAGAATTTACCTTTTGGATAATATCCTAAAACATATGTTATTGACGGATAATATTCACCATTTCGTCTATAATATCTAGAATCTGGTAGTGTGATTTGTTGTGCATCTTCAGAGATTTCTAGAATCCTGTTATAAGATTTTTTAATTGTTTTTTTACTCATAGTAATGATAGTTTTTTCTCCATCAACTCATATTGGGTTAAGGGAAATGATTTTTGTATTAGTTTGGTAAAATTAACAAAACCCATTGAAGATGGATCTTTATCTTTTAATTCAACTAGATAAATTTCTTTACCTTCGTTCATTAGTTCTTCAGCAAATTTTATAGCTTGTTTCATAGCATCTGAATCTAGTGCTATGTATATTTTTTGGACAGTCGATGAGACTATTTTTTTCATTAAATTGTTTTGTAAATTTTTACCTAATAAAGGTATAGCATTTCGTTTAATAGCGATTGCATCAAATGGTCCTTCACATAAAATTAAAGGTAAACTCCAGTTAATAAACAAACCGAATGGAACTATATCTCTAGATGTATCCGGGTTTTTATATTTTATAAATGGTTCTTTTTCAAATGATCTACCTGTAAAAAAGTTTAATTTTCCATTTTCATCGTATGAAGGTATTATGATCATTTTATTGTATGGTCCTCCATCACAATATCCTATATTGTATTTTTCAATATCGTCTTGTGTTATGCCTCTTGATTTAAGATATGCAGCAGCATGTCTAGCTACAATATCTTTACTGTTTGATATTGGTTTATATTCATCTGGGAGTTTAATTTCATATACCTTTACAGAAGTATCTTCTAGAAAATTTCCAGATTTAACTAGTGGTTTAAGTTGAGATAAAATTTCAGGTGCAACTTCTATTTGTTTAAATAGACTATATAGTGTTTTACCTTTTTTACTACATACCCAACAAGCCCATTTGTTTTCGCCTTCTTTATTTTCTGAGAAGTTAATTTCTAATTTTGGTTTATGGTGATTGCAAAAGGGGCAATGATATGCTTGATTGCCTCTAGCGGTACGTTTACCGGAGCCTAAAACTGAATTTACTAAGTTGATTAATAGTTCATTTACCATAACCCTTAAATATAATAACAAAATATTATATAGCAAAGTCTTTTTTATAGAATTTGCCTAGAATATTGCTATTTAAATAATTTTCATTTTCTATTACACCATACATGAACTGGTATTTACATTCAAAATATGTAAGCATTTTTTTGTTTTCAACAAAATGGATTATTTCACGTTTAAATTCGTCTTGTTTTTTTTCTTTGATTCTTTGTTTGATGAAATCTTCAGAACCATAATATGTTTTCCAATCAGATTCTTTTTGGATTGTTTCGGTAGTTGGTTTTCTACCCCTTCCAGTTTGTTCAGCAAGTTCTTTCTTAGTTAATTTGCGCTTTACATTGTGATATAACGATTTTTTTCCGATATATGATATTCCACTCGAGATATGAGTGGTAATGTAAATAAACCCAAAAGTATTAGCAGGGATATCTTCGATCGTTTCTACAACTTCATTATTATATAACCACATATATTTTGGTTATAAATATATTATATATCAAAGTTAACTATAAAAGTTGTATCTGTATAAAGAGAGATTGGGATTGGTTGAGATAATTTACCTACAACTAATAGCTCTTTGGCATCATTGTATAGTCCCATAGTTGTAACATATGGGCTAAAAGATGAACCTGTTACAAAGCTATAATAAAATTCCCCACTTCCTGATCTAGCTGAAGGGTTTTGTGTGTAGTTAAATTCGTTTTCTCTAACAGTACATTTATATTGGTTTTCATATATTCTATATGAAGACATAAATGAAATAGTAGATGGGAAGAGGTAAGGATAATGTTTTATTGGAGCTACACCATAAATATTATTTCCATAATCTCCAACACCATATCCACTTCCTGTTAGGAAAAAATAATTTAAATTTGTAGCCATACTTTCTAAACCACCTGTTGTAAAAGTTGCTATACCATGAGGATAAAATATTTGTCCTACTACAGGAGAATCAGTTTGAATATAATCAACTGGTGCTATGGCGGATATTTTAACATCAAATGTTTGAGAGGTAGAGGATGTAGGATTCCACTGGTTAGGCTTATATGTGATGAAATATTTAACTCCAGAATATATAGTTGTTGTTAATGATGATGTATTAGAAGGTGTTATAGATGCAGAAGTTGAAACTCCTAATGATGATGAAACAAAAAAACTTGCCGTGGTTAAAAATGGTTGGAAATTACTTCCACTAAAGTTAAAAGTTACACTAGCAGTGTTTGAAATAGAGTTAGGAATTAAGATTAAAGAACCACTAGAAGAATTATATTGGAGATAATTATATGATGATGTTATAAATCCAGGAACTATTATTGGGAATGATGCTGGGGCTCCTTGGTTTGCATTAGCTGATATAGTTTGGTTTTGACCATAAAAATTAAAAATTTCTGATCCACTAAAATTTGAATTTAGGTTTCCTTCTCCATCATCTGTTATAACGTTCCATCCAATTTCATTTGAAGATGAAACATAATATTTAAAGTTAAATGTTGATGGAATAATATTTTCCCCAAATAATTTAGATGGTATAGAAATTACTGATATTTCTGCTTCTGATCGGGTTGGGAAATATCTTGATTGGGTTAAAGTAGATTGAAGATAATTTTCATATCTTGGAGCGTTAATTGCTCCTACTGTTTCATCAAATTCAGATGAAACACCTGGGACTAGGACAGGTAATGGAACATTATCTCCTAAACTTGAAGATAAATAGTTTGTATAGTATAGTTGTTTTATACTGTTATAAACACCTGTGGTGTTTTCTTTGTATGTTATTCCTGTAGATATTTGGGAAGAAGATACAAAATTTTTAGATAATGGTTTTTTTCCTAGATAAAATTCAATTCCTGAGTTAGATGATATTATTTCATCTCCACTGTAAGAAAATGTTTTAGTTGCATCAAATGGTGTTATTACAACATCTTGTGTTGTGAATTGCTTGTATGCGCTCATTCATTAGAAGTCTAACTTAACTCTTACAAGTAGTTCTTTTGTAAAATCTTTAGGTAATGG